TGTCAATTTATGAACAGGAATATAAATTGAAACAAGAAGCGAAAGAAGTATTAAAAAAAATAAAAGAAGATGCCAGATATAACAATGTGTAAAGGAATTAATTGCAATATAAAAGATAATTGTTATAGATTTAAAGCAGAACCGAGTAAGTTTAGGCAATCTTGGTTTTTTAATAGTCCTAATATACACGAAAATAATTGTGATTATTACTGGGAAGTAACTAATCCAATCCATAAATTTAACAACGGTAAAGGTGCGACTTTATGCAATAAATGCAGTAAAATTATAAGCACAGGATTAACAAAAGAATTATATTGTTCAACTAAATGTGAAGAAAAATGAAAAACGTATTGATAGTAATTTTAATAGCAATATTTGGAATTGTAATGTTTCATTTAGGTATGAAAAACCACAAACATTTAGATAAAACAATAGTATTAACCACAAAAGGAATTAAACCAAGCGAGGGCGATTTATTAAGGGTGCAGTATGTTAGTAATGATTCAGTATATTTGTGCATCATAGACTAACTTTAGTCCCTTATTTATGCTAAATTTGGGACAGAATTAAAAACTATAATACGGCAGTAAATGTAAAAAATTGCCAATAATTAAAAATAATATTATGACACCGAAAGAAAAAGCAAGAGAATTAGTAGATAAATTTTATAATATTGATTCAGATTCGTATATGTTTGATGGCTTTGAAATGCCAGTTTTTTACGCTCAACGATGTGCATTAATAGCAGTTGATGAAATATTATCAATAAATAATGAAAGATTATATCAACTATCAGGATTTAAAGAAACATTTTACAAAGAAGTTAAACAAGAAATAGAAAACTTATGAAATATATTTTAGTTTGGATCGCATACGAGTTTATAAGACCAAAAGCGATTTGGTTATGGAATTTTTTAATAAGTAAAGCATGAAATTAAAAATAAAATTTGAACATTGGCACTATCAATGTGGTGATGGTTGTTGTGATAATTATGGAACTAATTTGTATTTGAATAATAAACAATTAGAACACCCTAATCCAGAAATACACGATAACGGATATTTAGGGGAAGATATAGAAACAGGATTACACGCAGTTTTAAAAGAATTAGGGTACGAGGTTGAATTTGAAAATAAATACGAATGATAGAAGATTTTGCACAGGGAATAGTTTTAGGGTTTATGATTGGGATATGTTTTTCCGTAGTAGCTTATATTTTAAAAACAAATGATTATATATGAAAAAATTAATATTGATTTTAGCAGTTGTTGGAATGACAAGCTGCTCAAAAAATTGTGATGACTTAGAAGCATCGGCTTATGAACAATATCAAAACGCTATTTTTAGTTGTGGTGGTAGTTCAACTTGTATGATTGAAATAAAAAGGCAGTATGACGATAAGATAAAACGAATAAGAAAAGATTGTAATTAATTTTGTAACTTTGTATTATGGCATACGATAAAGATAAAATATTTAATCAGGTTATATCTGAAATAGAGTTAGGAGCTTCTTTGAGATCTATTCTAATTAAAAAGGATATGCCTAATAGAAATACATTTTTTGAGTGGATTGATAAGGATAAAATCAAAGCGAACCAATACGCGCGAGCTATGGATTTAAGAACAGAATTAAAGTTTGAAAGCATAGAACAAGACTATTCAGAAGAACCGCAAAGAGATCCCGAAAGCGGTAAAATAGATACCGGATGGGTACAACTTCAAAGGTTAAAAATAGACGCTAAAAAATGGGAATTAGGAAAACTTAAGCCTAAAAAATACGGTGATAAAATAGACGTTACCACAGATGGTGAAAAGATAGTTTCTAATACCCTTCAAATCGAAATAATCAAACCAAGTGAGGATTAAAGCAACTACGGTATTTGAGAAAAATCATAACGCTTTAAATACTGGAAAATATAAATATATTATTAATTCAGGGTCTTCTCGTTCGAGTAAGACCTTTAGTATTTTACAATTGTTTTGGGTTTTAGCGTGGTCAAATGAGCGTATTAAATTAGCAGCGTTTAGGATTACTAAAAAAGATTGTAAGGATACAATTCTACAAGATATGTTAAAGTATTATCCAACTTTGCCAAATTGGGATAAAGTAGTTTATAATAAATCAGAATCTTATTTTACCTTCCCTAACGGATCACAGATATTTATCGAGGGTACTGACGACGAATTGAAAGTTATGGGATACCATTCAGATTATTTATGGTTTAATGAGTTTTACAAATTATCCAAAGAAACATTTGACCAATTAGATATGAGGTGTTCTAATACTATCTTTATGGATTATAATCCAGTAGGTAATCATTGGGCTGATAGCGTTATGAAACGAGATAATGCTTTTGTAATTCATTCAACTTTTAAAGACAATCCATTCATACCAATAGAGCAAAAAAAGAAAATACTATCTTATGAGCCTACTGAGTACAATGTAAAACAAGGAACTGCAAACGAATATAACTGGCAAGTATTCGGATTAGGCTTAAAAGCTGAAAAACAAGGCCGTATTTATAACTGGAATGAAATCAATTATTATGATTATTTAAACATTGAAAAACAGACTTACTATGGTTGTGATTGGGGTTTGGTTGATCCATTTGCAATTGTTGAGGTTAAATACCACGATGGCAATTTATACGTTCACGAGTTAAACTATAAAAGTGAGAACGAATTAAGGAAAAACTTAACTACTACAGAACTACACCAGATAAACGCAAATCAGGATGAAGGACTTGTAAGCTGGATGTTTACAAAATTAAATATACCAAAGGATAAAATAATTGTTTGTGATTCAAACAGGCCCACAAAGATAATTGCTTTAAGGCGCTCAGGTTGGGAGTATGCCGTTTCTGTTGGTGGTAAGACTCGATTGATTGACAGGATAGGAACTATGCAAGGCCTAAATGTTTATTATACTTCAACTTCAAAAAACATAGAATTTGAACAGGAAAATTATAGTTATCAAAAAGATAGGTTCGGTGTAACGTTAGAAAATCCAGAGGACGGAAACGATCATTTAATTAATGCTATTGAATATATCGCACAAAAACTGTTTGAAATGAATATTATAAAAAATATTTAGTAACTTTGTGAAAATTTTATTATGGGATTCAATCTAAATTTTTCTTTTGGTAATAATGCACCTCAAACAATTGAGAGGGATTTAAGCGGAAATTTCTTTTATGAAGTATTAAACCAAAATGCAAATTTATCAAAATTTAAGAATGACAAAGAAAAGCTGAATGTTGTATTATCAAATCCAGCAGCGTTAAAAGTCTTTGCATTAAACTGTGATCTTTTTAGTTTAGGTAAAATAAACACACCAACAGAAACAGACTTTCTTTATAGCCAAAGGAAAAAGCCAAACTTTAAACAAAACTGGACACAATTCTTATGGGATTATATGTTTTTTATGCAGTTGGGAACTGCTTACCTTTGGACACCAAACAATCAATTGAATGAAACATCACCTATTCAATGGCTTAACCCAGCTAATATTGAATTCGATACAAATATAGTTGATAAGTTAAACAGTCTTATTTTATCTAAAATAACATATTCAGATATTATAAAAGGCACAATAAAATACAATATTGGTAATACATCCAAAGTTATTCCTATTTCAGAAATTACACCATTTTACGATCTTACAAATTCTGTTAGTGATAACCATTTCAAAGGTGTTTCAAGGTTAGATGCATTGTATAAAATTATTTCTAATTCAGAAAATGCACTTAATGCTAAAAATATCAATTTAGAATTTAGCCAGAAATTTGTTGCTACTGCTAAAAATGATAGTTTAGAATCGGTTAATATGACTGATGTAGAAAAAAGAAATATTGAAGGAGTTGTAAGAAGTAGTAAGAGCGTTCACGCTATAAAAAAGCCTATTGAAATAAAAAGATTTGTTGATGATATTGCACGTTTAAAATTGGATGAATGTTTTTACAATGACTATTTTATGATAGGATCAATGTATGGAATACCAAAAGATATACTTGAATCTAATTTAAAAGGCAGTACATACGAAAATCAGGAAAAAGCAACAAATAGACACGTTGAATATGTTTTAAAGCCAAAAGGGCAGTTATTGACAGATACCTTTGAGGAAAAATTTAATTATTCTGAATTGTTTATGAGTTGGGAACATTTGGCATTTAATCAGGTATTTGAAAAAGAACGTCAAGAAGTAATTAAATTAAAACTGGATAACAAAATATTAGCAGATGCAAATAACATTAATCTGGATGAATTATGATAACCAAAGAAGAAATAGAGCAACTAAAAAAAGATAAACAAAATGAAAATACCATCGTTCGAAAATAAAGAACAGGAAATTGATTTTATTGTAAAGAATCAAAACAAACTGATCGCATTTAAAAAGGCATCATTTAAAAAAGCCGATACATTTTCATTTTCACCAATTGAAACAACAAAGGCTATTGTAAATAATAAACCAGTTCAGGAAGCTGAAGAAGAACTAAAAGTGAAAGTAGTAGTTAATTCAACTAACTTTTTAGATTCTCACGGTGATGTACATATTAAAGGTTTATGGAACAAGTCTATAAATGAAAACAAAAATATTGTACATTTGCAGGAACACGAAATGGCATTCGATAAGATCATTGCAGATGGTGAAGACTTAAATGTATTTACTCAGCAATTTACTTTTAAACAATTGGGATTTGAATATGATGGTAAGACAGAATGTTTAATCTTTGAAAGTAAAGTAAAAGAGGACCGAAATGAGTTTATGTATGAACAATATTCAAAAGGATTTGTAAGAAACCATTCTGTTGGAATGTCATACGTTAAAATGTTACTTTGCGCTAATAATCCAGCAAGTACTCAAGAGTTTGAAAACTGGAATAAATATTTGCCAGAGGTGGCAAATCAAGAGACAGCAATTGAAAAAGGTTATTTCTGGGCAGTTTTAGAAGCAAAATTAATTGAAGGTAGTGCAGTTGTTATAGGATCTAATCCAGTTACACCAACCTTAGAAAATAATATGAAAGCCGTTCACACACTTTCAGAAAATGAGCCAACTATTGAAGTTACTCAAAAAATGAATGAAAACGAATTTAACAAACTATTAAACAAATTTTAAAAATGATCACACAAGAACAATTAGACGCATTAAGCGCAAAAGTTGAAGGATACAAAGCACAAGATGTTGAAGTATCTACATTAAAAGCTGAATTAGAGGCTTTAAAAGGAAAAGAAACTATTGAAAAATCAGTATTTGAAAACCTACAAGAACAAGTAAACCAATTAAAAGAAATGAAAGTAACTACAACTGTTAAGACTATTGTTGAAGAAATCAAAGAAAACAAAGAAGTATTAAGAGCTATTGCAAAAGGTGGTAACGCTGAAGTAGTATTGAAAGCTGATACATTAAGAGCTTCTATTGCTACAAATCCACACGTTGCATTAGTTGACGGTATTGGTCAATTACAACGTAAAAAAAGAAGTCTTTATGAATTATTTCGCAAAATTCCTGTTGGTGCTGGTAACCATAATGGTACTATTGCTTATGTTGACTGGGATGAGGCTACAACCGTAAAAGCTGCCGCTTCAGTTGCTGAAGGTGTTGCATTTGCTGAAAGTACTGCTAAATTCAAAGGTTATACATTAGCATTACAAAAAATCGGTGATTCGCTTCCAGTTTCAGAAGAATTCTTCAATGATGAAATGATGGCTGCTGCTGAATTAGAATTGTTCCTTGATGCTAACGTTTTAGACAAAGTAGCTTCACAGATTGTTGTAGGTGATAACACAGGTACTAACTTGAAAGGTTTAATCACTTCATCACCAGCTTACACGGCTGTAGCTTCTGGAATTGCAGATGCAAACATTTATGATTTGATTGCAAAAGTATCTGAAGATATTACTTCAGTAGGTGGTGCA